ACAACTTTGATAAGGATAAATTAGATGCCAAATGAAGATAATGATTTGATGATGGAACAGTTAGGCATAGATCGTGGTTCCCGTTTGTTTGAAAAAGCTAAAGAAGAATATCCTTACCTTGCAGACAAAGATATTGCTTATACATTTACCCCTACAAAAGATGATCGTTATTTAGAGTTCTATCCACCGGAAGAGGTAGGCAGTCCAGAATATCCTAGACCAGAAACTTTACCTATGGGCAAAGTAGGTATCCAAGTATTTAATCCAAAGACTAGAACAATAGACCTCCTTGGAGACTATGTATCGCATTATGGCGTAGAGAATGATCCTAAGTTAAAAGAGATGTATAGTTCTTTTACACAAACTGTTCCTGAGGCTTTTATGCGAAATCGTTATCAAGAACATCAAAGAAAGTTTAATGAAGCTAGACCCTATGCTGACTGGTATAAACAAACAGGGATGCCTGAATACTTTAGAGGCTATACATTCAATCAGTGGGACAATGCTGACCAAATGTACACACCACAACAACTAGAAATCTTAAATCAGATCAGACAATATTTAGGCATTAAATGAAATTTAATCTAAAGCAGTTCTACGCATTTTGTTCTCAGTTAAAGATTGAGACCAAAGAGCAAGGACTAAGAAACATGGATACCTTGTTGGGTACCCAGACTTATGTCATGGAAGAGATTGCTAAAGGTTTAGAAAATGATATTCACTTCTTTGTTATTCTTAAAGGCAGACAGTTGGGTATTACCACTGTGTCTTTGGCACTTGATCTTTATTGGCAATTTACTCACCCTGGTTGGCAAGGCACTTTAGTATCGGATACTGAAGAGAATAGGGATATGTTTAGGAGTACCCTTGCCATGTACATGGATGGGTTACCTAAAGAGTACAAGATTCCTTTAGTGGCTCACAATCGAAATCAATTAGTCCTACAAAACCGTTCCCGTGTGTTCTATCAGATTGCCGGTAATAAATCTCGTCTAGGTCAAGGTAAAGCCATTACTTATTTGCATGGTACAGAGACTGCTTCATGGGGTAATGAGGAAGGCTTGGCATCTTTGATTGCATCTTTAGCTGAAAACAATCCTGAGCGTTTGTATTTGTTTGAAAGTACAGCCCAAGGATTTAATATGTTTCATGATATGTATGTCACTGCTAAACGAGCTAAAACACAAAGAGCTATTTTCTGTGGTTGGTGGCGTAACCAATTTTATTCGATTGACCCTGATAGTGAAATCTACAAAGTTTACTGGGATGGCAAACTTACCACTGAGGAAAAAGAGTGGACACGAGATATTAAAAAACTCTATGACGTAGAAATCAACTCAAGACAAATGGCATGGTGGCGTTGGAAACTTTATGAGGGTATCAAGGATGATGCACTCATGTATCAAGAGTTTCCACCAACAGAAGATTATGCTTTTGTCATGACAGGAACCAGTTATTTTTCTAATGCGAGGTGCACAGATGCTGCTAAGATTTCTAAAAAGCTTAATTATGAAAGTTATCGTTATTCTATGGGAGCTAACTTCCAAGATACGGAAGTGCTTAAATCAACCGAAAGGTTGGGTGTGCTCAAAGTTTGGGAAGAGCCAGTGGATACGGCTTATTATGTTATTGGTGCTGATCCCGCTTATGGTAGTTCTGATTGGGCTGACCGTTTTTGCATACAAGTCTTTAGAGCTTATGCTGACGGTTTGGAACAAGTTGCTGAATTTGCCACATCAGAATTAAATACCTATCAATTTGCATGGGTGATAGCTCACCTAGCAGGCGCTTATAAGAACTCTACTTTAAACTTAGAGGTCAATGGTCCAGGACAGGCTGTCATTAATGAGTTGCGAAATTTGAAACGACAAGCCGCTTCCATGGGGGGTGCTATAGGTGCTGATTTAATGAATGTGTATGGCTCTATGCAAAATTATATTTGGAGACGTAATGATACTTTGGGTGGTATGAGTAACTCCATTGGTTGGTTGACAACATCAGCTACCAAAGAACGTATGCTCTCCTACATGAAAGATTATTTTGAGCGTGGCATGATGGATATATTTTCTATGGAACTCATTGAAGAGATGAAAACGATTGTGCGTGATGGTGGTTCTATACAAGCTACAGGTCGCAATAAAGATGATCGTGTCATTGCAGCAGCTTTAGCAGTGGCTGCATTTGCTGAACAAGTACAACCTCGATTGATTGCACAAAAAGTCACACGTCAAATATCGCGTGTACAAGATGATTACACTGCAGAACAAATTGCAGTAGGTCGTAATGTATCTGATTACTTAAAACGTATAGGAGTGTATGGACATTAATGAGAGTTGAAGTCATACCTAAAAAAGAATTGCATCGAATTATTAAACAATTCTTAAACGATTTAAACCGTGGCATCTCTGTTCAACTTTTTGCAGAGCTTTGTGGGTTGTCAGACAAAACTTTACAGACAATTTTTATGTATGACACAGCACCATTGACAGAGTTTGTGCAAAGACGAGTGTCTAAAGGCTATCAATCTTGGCTTAATGGTGAGGTAGCAGTGATGCAGAACATGGATAAAACAAGATTTGTGGACTATAGACGTGTACCAAAGCCACGTTTTGGTAGAAAATATGGTCTCAAAGTAGAGAATGGACAGATCAAAATGGACATTGGTGTTAAAAATAAAGCAGATTATTCATTTATTACATTAGATAAACAACTTGAAAGGGGATAAAAATGGCAGTATTGCATGATTACAAGTGTAGTGAACATGGGTTTTTTGAGGGTTATGAGGCTACTTGCCCACAAGGATGCACAGAAAATGTGATGATGGTGTTCTTACAGGCACCTAGTCTTAAGTCAGACGCTACTAAAAAGAACGATAAAACGCTTGACAACCTAGCTAGTGAATTTAAAATGACTGATATTAAGTCCACCCGTGAGGGAGAAACTCAAGGCAATTACTTAACTCGCAACAATGCACCACCTCCAAGAGAGCAAAGACCAGGAGATGCAGTGATGTGGGGTAATGCTGGACAGTATAACTTGCAAAATGTGATGAGTGGTAACGCTGTGAAGCCTGTTCGAGATGAATCAGTAGGCTTTAGACCACAAGACGCAGGAAATTTAACTGGACCTAAGGCAGCAAGCTACATACAAGACCATGAAAACTTAAAAGTGAATAAATAATGCGTATTCCAGAAGATAATGTCAAACGCGAGGAGTTTTACCTCGATCTTATCAATAAGTGTGGTGTGTCAGCTGCAGAACGCAAAGCCGACTACTCAGCGTTAAGAAATTATTATCTTTTTGGGTCTGGTCCAGAAGAAGCACCAGCGATTTTCAACAAAATCTATCCGCACATCGATCAACTTACCAGTTTTCTGTTTTCAGCAGAAACAACACGCTTTTCTATTGACTTGGGTGCTGCTGTGCCTCCAGATGAATTTAGACGAGTGTCTATTCTTACTAAAGCACTTAATGATGAATGGCTTAATAGCAATTGTGACCAAGTGTTTAGCAATGCTTTGACGTGGGCATTATGTTACAACACCACCTTTGTGAAGCTTATTTATCGTAGTGGCATCCACCCTTACATGATTGAGCCTGGTAATGTAGGCGTATTGCGTGAAGATACACCTTACACAGATCGTCAAGAAGCATTAGTTCAAAAATATTATATTACTAAATCAGAATTGATGAATCGTTTGTATTCTCATCCTAAACGTGATGAGATTTTAAAACGAGTAAGCTCTGCTTACCATCAAGGTGGTTTAGACGTGCCAGAAGGTTTAGATCGAATTGTGATGTCACAGTCTAATCCAACCATGTATGGTAACGTCAATTTAGATTTATCTGGTTACACTCGTTATAAAGCGCGTGTGGCTGAAGATACAGTTGAAATGAATGAGCTTTGGGTATGGAATGATGAAACACAAGACTATCAAGTGGTGACCATTGCTGATCCTGATATAGTGATCTATGACAGACCAGGTGAAACTGTATTCCTAAAAGGCGAATGTCCTTTCATACAAATTTGTCCTAACCCACAATACGATTACTACTGGGGTCAATCTGAAGTACAACGTTTAGTTTTCTTACAACAACTAAGAAATAAACGTATGTCTGAGATTCTTGATCTTTTATCTAAACAAGTGAACCCACCTACAGCATTGATTGGTTTCTCTGGCATCTTAGATGAAAAGAATTTTGCATTGAATCGCGCAGGTGGATTGCTTTCATCTGACTTACCTAATGCTAAAGTAGAGCGTGTTGCACCTACCATGCCACAACAATTATTTGAAGTGATACATGAAGTTGACGCAATGTTTGCAGAAGCTTCCGGTATCTCATCTGTATTGTCTGGTCGTGGTGAACAAGGTGTTCGTTCTGCAGGTCATGCTTCACAATTAGCGCGTTTAGGTTCTAGCCGTGCTAAGAAACGTGCGATCATTGTCGAAGATGCACTAGAAAAAGTAGCAACCCTTTATTTAAAAATGATGCGCGTGTATGATGGCACTCACTTTAAAGATGTTGACGG